GTGACTTTGTTGCCAGTGATGAGTTCACCGACTTGGTGACCTCGCAGGCATATGTTAAGTAACAGGCTGATCCTTCACCTTCTGGTGATCTGGACAGTCGTCATTCTCGCTTCCCATCATGGGGAGTGGGGACGGTTACTTAGCGCCGGCGCGGTTAGCGCCTACTCTGACGTTCTAAGGAGTGTTCTAGATGAAACCCCTAAAGGGCCGATCTCAATTGAGACTGAATCCATTTTTGGTTGCCCTGAACCTCGTTCGAACACTGCTCCCTACCCCGACCCCGATTAGAAACCGGGTTGAAGGGTTGATTCGTCAGCGCAATGTTTCCGCGCTGGCGAGCATTGGTAGTATCAAAGATCAGGAGTATCCTGATCATGAGATCGAGTCCGTTCTGGCGGAGCGCCAGATTGCCGCTCTCTTTAAAAAGAACGCGCAATTTTCGGACGACGACGTCTGCTCGCTTGCTGCCCAGAAAACTTTTGGGCGAGGCGAAAAGATCTGTCGAATCACCAACCGTCGCTTGGACTGGTTCGGGCTACATCGGGAACGTCTCGATGGAAACCTGAATACCTGGCTTACGCGAATGGAGCAGGATATTGCATCTCTGCTAGGTGATCGATCCGACTTCGAGGACAAGATGCCCTCGTTGATTCGTATTACCAATGGAGCGACCGAGGACCGGCCACGGCGCCGTGCGATCCCCTTCCTCAAAGTATCGAGGAATCTGAGAGCACCGCGTGCGGCTGTTTCCGCGTTGGGACGTCTACTTCAATCTTATGGGGTAGATCTATCCTCCTGCCGTTTTACAGGCGTTGAGCGCAATGCTATTACGCTTGTTCCGAAAAACTGGAAAACTCATCGCACTATTGCGAAGGAGCCGACCCATTCTCTGCCATTCCAGCTCGCGCTGGATAGCTGGCTTAAAGCCAAGCTAAGGCGGTGGGGGATCGACTTGAGTTCCCAGACTAAGAACCAGGAACTTGCGCGGTTGGGGTCCATAGATGGATCCCTGGCCACGATAGACCTGGAAATGGCTTCAGACACGCTTAGTTTTAATACTGTCGCGTGGATGTTGCCGTTCGACTGGTTCGAGCTTCTTTGCTCATTCCGATCGTCTTGGTTCAACGCCCCGTGGGGGAGTGGCAAATATGCCAAATTCTCTTCCATGGGCAACGGATATACTTTCACCGTTGAGACGTTGATTTTCACAGCAGCTTGTCGTGCTGTCGGTTCTCGACAGTACGCGGTCTATGGTGACGATATCGTCATCGAGACTCACTTGGTCCATGACCTCGTGAAGTTGCTTAGCTTCTTAGGCTTTAGAGTGAACGGTGACAAATCGTTCTTTAACCCACTATCTCGCTTTCGCGAGTCATGTGGTAGTGACTTTTATAAGGGGCAATTTGTAACGCCCTTTTACCTTCGCGAATGTCCGAAAGAATCGGACTACGCTGGGATGTCACATGTACTCAATGGCCTTGTCGGCGCCGCTCTCGTACCCGGGCCCCTCTGGTCCTGGGCTGCGAAGGAGGTTAAACGCCTACGTCTCCGCCTCGTTCCTTGGAATGAGGACTCACGCTCCGGGATATGGATTACCCCTTACAAAGCGTGGAGGACGAAGAAGCTGTATGTCCCTAAGCACCGTCTCCAGCCGTTACAAGCTGAGACGCATACTGCCTGGGATGGTAGTATTGTTAACCGATGGAAACCGACTACG